TAGTTGATTGCCAACTTCTTTGATGGCTTTACCAACGTCTTTAAGCTCTTCTCCTACACGTTCTACACGAATAGATACATCTTGCTTCAGTTCAGCCATTTTCTCCTCTAAGAGGTCAGGAATCATGTTGTTGTTGTCATCACGAGTCAGACCTTTTCTAGTCATCCAAATTGCTGCAATGTTAACTACCACTAAAAGTGCTATAACTGCGATTAAAATAAAAATAATAGTTGTCATATATAAAAATTAAAATTAAGCTCTCTTTGAGCCTCCTCTGGCTCTGTTTTTTCTTCTGTGTTCGTACACTAATGTACCATTTTTATGGGAGCAATCCATGTTATCTCCATTCCCATAAGTTCCTTTTTTTCTATTAAACTTATTGCATTCAACACGCTTCTTGACTTGCTCACGTTTTTTTTGAAACTTTTTATCGTAAGCGGATTTAACAGCCCTTGCTTCAGGGTTGTCTCTGTAGTATCGTGCTGTTTTCCCTAGCGACATTATCCTCTTTTTTTCATTTTTTTTAAAGCTTTAAAATCGGCAGCTGTTATTTCGTCTCTTGGATCTGCAATTCTAGCTATCTTCATTTGCGCTTTAGAGTATTTCTTTTTTCCTTTTGGCTTTGGCATATTATCTAGTTTTAACTTTTGCCTTCTTTGTATTTGCTACAAACTGTTTTTTATTACCTGCTGCTTTTTTCTTTCTAGCAGTCTTGGCTCTTTCGGCTTTGGAAAGAGAACGTGCCTTTGAGAGAGGAAGGCACCTGTCTGGATTCTTCTTATTCTTGCTTGTACCGCACTCACCCTTGATGCTACCATCCGTACCAATTCTGACCCACTTTTGTTCACGCCATTTTTTTAATTCACCCATTATTTTTTCTTCTTCTTCGATCCTTTAGCGTAGTTAGGATCTTTACAATACTTAGATGCAGCCATATTAGCGTAAGCGCTGGGATAACGGTCAAATGTACGTTTAGCCCAAGAAATCCCAGCTGCACAAATTTTGTTGCCCCTGTTTGCTTTAGTTTTACTTTTTGTTGCCATAAGGAAATAGATCGTTTAGTGTTTTTTTTCTTTGTTGACATCCACAAGGTTTTTTAAATGCTTTTGATCCAGCCTCTACAATGGATTTTATTCCCGTTGCTTGAGTAACCGCCTCTATCGTGTCCCCAAGACCTTTATGATTCTTAAGGGGATTCATCAAGCTGTTGTTTTAGGTTCTTTTGTTTTAAAACCAGTTCCAAAGGGTCCTTCAAAACTTTTTTCTCTTTTTTTACCTGGCTTATTCTTAGCTTCCATGTTTTTTAGAAACTTATCTACTGTTGTGTTTCTAAATACAAATGTACTGTGATCAATATTATCTGGCATATCTTTAATATTTTCCTTGTTTTGATTTAGGAGATGATTTAGTGGACCCTCCTTTTCCAGCCCATAAGTCTTTACAAGCCCAATAGCGAGCCGTTAATTTATTTGTGGCACTTGAGCACTTATGACGTGCTTTGAATGATTTACGTGCAGCAGCGCTATAGTTGTGTCCATATCCAGACGCACCATAATGGATTATTTTTTCTTGACCCCCTGAGCATCCTTTAACCACTTTTTTCTTTTTTGGATTCGGACTCTTTTTAGGAGAGTTGCACTTCATTTTAGATTTGTCCACTCTTGCCGCCATACAAATAAATATATACCGCAAAGATAGTTAAAAAAATAAACTTGTATATTTGCTCATCACACACAATATAATATATGCACAAGAGTTTTTATGTAACTAAAAAACAAAAAAAAACACCAACTTATCAAGCCCGACCAAGAGAGTATAACTTCCTTAAATATTGGAGGGTTGTTAAATACTATATAAAAACAAAATACGAGATATCTGAACCAGAAATTGAAATGCTTTTATTCCTATACGACGAAAGCGTTTTTTCAAAAAAATCTTTTAATCAATTTTCCAAAACAATGAGTTGGGATAAAAATAGATTTAAGAAAATGATGGACGATGGTTATATAAAAATATGGAGAGAAAGAAGAGAAACGCAAAGATCATCTCTTTATGAGCTTACAATAAAATCTAAGCGCATATGCAATCATTTATATAAGAAGCTGATGCAAGAAGAGGTAATCTCGGAAGACCCCTACAGGAATGAAATATTCAAGGGGAGATCTTATATGGATAAGATATATAAGGATGTAATTAAAAAAATGAATTCTAGTACTCAATCTCGTAACGATTTATAGCTTCTTTAATTATGGAATAATCTCTAATGTTTGTTAAACTTTTAAGTTCTTGCATTTTAACTTTGTTTCCAGAGTCAGACAAGAGGTCTATCCATTCAATGGCATTAGATATCGCCTTCTCTCTTTTTATCTTTTTATTTATCACTTCAATACTTGATTTAATTTTTTGGTTCATAATCCTACTCACCGTTCTGCGACTACACATTAATTCAGTAGCAAGCGTTTCTTGAGTCACAACTATCTGTGCTCTAGATAGTTTCTCTACACAAATCAATAAATCTGCTGAAGTATAGCTCATGCCCCTTTTTATCATGTGAGCGGTAACAGCCATTTTTTCTTCAAAAGAAATTATTATCTCTGGGTTAAAAACAACCCTTCTCATTCTTCTACAGTATGGATTCTCTTTATTGAAATAGACCTCTTTTGTCATCTGATCTACACGTGCTTTAGAGTAGCTTCTGATTGTTTTTCCACTTTCTCTATTACCTATCCACCGAAAATATCCTTGAAAAATACTGTATTTTATGTCGGGGTTCAGAAAAAAAAACACCTCAGCATAATACTGAAGTTGCTGAAACGAAAGTACTCTGTGATTGATAGAGTGTAAGTCAAAATGATCTACTGGTTCATTGTACCAAACAAAATCAAAACCTCTAAAATCGTGCTTCGTTTGAAGCTCTATGTTTTCGTCTTCTATTTCAAATAATCTCACAGAACTACAACTATCTGTCTATCAGGTATAACCGTAAGTTTTTCTCCGTTAATTCTTATGTCAGAGCCAGCAGCAGAGTCATAATAAATTTTATCGCCCTCAGACAAACCCTTAACATTTTCACCAGCTGAAACAACCTCAGCTAATTTATACCGTATAGCTTTATCAGAAAATTCTGTTATTATAAAACCCCCCTTACTTTTAACCTCTTCATTTTCTTTTCTAACAACCACAAATGATCCTATTGCTTTCATGCTCTTTTATTTGATATAGTACAGTTTGTAGTTAAAATTGTTATCGAAACCGATATTGCGTTTTGCAATGCGTTCTTAGTTACCTTGAATGGATCTATAATCCCCATAGAAAACATGTTCCCAAACTTCTTTCTTTTCACATCAAACCCGTAGTTTCTTCTTCTTACGGTATCTATTTTCTCTACAAATGAATCGTAACTCATTGAAGCGTTTTCTAGTATGTGCTTTATAGGGGAGATTAATGCTGCTGATAAAATAGAACAAGCAGCTTTCATTTCATCGTCACTTTCTTTAAAGTATCTGTTATGCATTTCCATAGCTGCATTATACAATGCCACTCCTCCTCCTGCAACAATTCCTTCTTCAAGAGCAGCACGTGTCGCAAATATAGCATCCTCAACTCTATCCTTCTTCTCTTTCATTTCTACCTCAGTTAGCGCTCCTACATGTATAGCAGCAATCCCCCCCGAAAGCCTAGAAAGACGATCCTTATAATGCCACTCATTTGAAGAATCATCTTTTTTCTTTAAAATATTTCTAACCATCTCAGCTCTTTCTTTAACAGCGTCAGCTGTTTTTTCAGAATTTAAAGTGAGTACAGTTTCTTTTTCTGTTGATACAGTCTTTTTTGCAGTTCCTAAGAAGCTTTCATCTACAGCAGAAAAGTCATTACCAGTCTCATCAGAAACAACAATAGCCCCCGTCATAATAGCTAGATCTTCTAAAAGCTCAAATCTATTTAACCCGACACCCTCTGGGTTTATGACATTAACCTTGATGACCCCTCTTGTCTTGTTCACATTAAGAAGCTGCATTACATTGTCTTCTATTTCAGAAACAATAAGTATTGGTTTTTTGTTTTGCATTGCAAACTGACAGCACGGTTCTATATCCTCCCAAGTGTTTATTTTTTTATCTGATATTAAAATAAAAGGATCTTCAAGAATAGCTTGTTTCTTCTCCACATCTGTAATCATGTATGGACTATGAAATCCTCTTTTAATCCTTGTGCCCTCTAATATTTCTGTGTGCGTGTCTTTTGTCATTGACTCTTCTATAGTCACCACACCCTCTACGCCAACTTTAAGATACGCATCAGCTATAATTTCTCCAAGCTCAGAGTCGTTGTTTGCTGAAATGGTTGCTACGCTTTTTAAATTTTTTTCTGTAACCTCTCTAGACCTTTTCTTAATCTCTTCAATAACGTCATTCGATAAGGACTCTAGAGAGTTTCTAAGTTTTGTTACGTTTACGTTCTTTGACTCTATGTATTCAAATGAACGATTGACTAATTCTTGAGTCAGAACGATTGAAGTTGTTGTTCCGTCTCCTGCTTCATCAGCTGTCTTAATAGACGCTTGCTTTACTACTGTAGCTCCTAAGTGCTCTACGGGGTCTGACAAGTTTATACTCTTGGCAACTGTAACACCATCCTTAGTAACGTGGGGTCTACCTATTTCATCCTCTAAAATAACCGTATTACCTGCTGCTCCTAGTGTTTGTTTCACAGCATCTGCTAAAGTATCTATTCCTTTTTTTAGGCTGTGTCTAGCATTCTCATTGAAGTCAATGTTTTTTTCTATCATTTGTAAATTAAATTTAATTTATATCTACAAATATAGAACATTTTTTACTCATAAATGGCAGATGTGCAAGATTTACATATAGAATTCCATGCTTTTTGTAAAACTTCCTGGTGTTTTTGATTCATCCACACCTCTTTTAGTGAAAAATCTTTAAGGTTTGCAAATTTATGCTCCATGTGATAATCGTTGCAGCACAAGAAAAGCTCAGAGTTTGCGTTAATATGAAGCCACTCAGTATCTCTTTTACCCATACACCCAACTACTTTCTTGTCAGGATGAACAAACGCAGAGGAACTTATATATTCGTCAATCAATCCAACCCGATCTATAAGATGAGGTTGTTTGAATACGTTTGCATTTGGAAACATTGACTTAGCTACCGCTACTTGTTCGTCTAGTTCTGTGTCTGATATATCTGGAAACTTGGGTCCCTTGATCGCACCAGATTCTCTATCGTGTCCATTTATTTGAACTGAAAGTAAATTTTTGTTTTTAAGGTTTGTGTAGGCATATGAAACATTTATTTTTAACTTTTGAAATAAGTTAGATTTCATGTTTGTTCTTTTAGCGAACAATTCAGCATCTGACCACACAGGGGCATTAACACAAACTCCCCAAACCACATCTTGATATTTGTTTATTATATCTACCTTATCTGGTGTGAGAGGCGTTCCGTTGGTCAAAACCATCATGCCAAGCTTAAACTCTCTCAGAGTCTCTAGCATTTCCTCAAAATGCCTATACAATAAAGCTTCGTTGTAATGAGAGCTATATATTCCATTAAACTCTGGAGAAACAATATCACCTTTGTTTTCATGGATTTGCTGAATTATATTTCTAAAGTCCTCTGGGGACATTTGATTTATAGACTCCTTTGGATTACCCTCGTATGCTACTGGACAAAACCAACACCCAGCGTTACATAATCCATTAGGGTCTATCTGAGCATACCTAATTTTTGTCAAACCTCTAGATTTTTAATTTTTTCTCCGTTATTTCTCCATCTGTAAGACACAGCAAAGAATAACAAATATAAATTAAACTCATTGAATTGAAGATCTTCTGTTTCTTCAAAATATTCAAATCCCGTCATTAAGGCGTTTGGAAATATAAATGTAAATAATAACATGAATCAAAGGTAAAAAAGAAAAGGGAGCCTATAACCTAAATAAGATTTATAAAACTCCCGATCTCTCCATTGAAATAAACAAAAACAAACTTTTTAGATCAAATATATTTAATTTTTTTATTTTAACGTTGGACCAACAAACCAAGTAACTAGAGAATGACGAACTCCTTCGCTTATTGGCAAAACTCTATGAAATTCAAAAGAAGGAAAAAATATAATATCCCCTTTATTCATCTTTATTGGTTTGTCGTTATAAAATTGAAATTCTCCTCCTTTAAAATCATCATTAAGAAGTGCTGTCATAGACAATTTTCTTGTATTATTATGTAAGGCTTTATTTTGAGGATAATTGTAAGGACTGAAACCACTTCCGTCTTTATGAAAGTTGTAAAATCCTTTTTCAGCATATTTTGTAATCTGCATATTTTCTGCTGCTGTAATATCCATTTGCCATACGTTTGCTTTTTTAACATAATCAAAAACTATGTCAAACAACCATTTGTCATTTGTCCACGCAATTGAAGAATCTCTAATTTTGTCAATTTCTCCTACATCTTGTATTAAAGCTTTTTCAAATTTACCATCAGATATGTTTAAAATTCTTTGACACAAATCATCGTTAAAAGCATTAGGAATTAACCAATATAAATAATCTGTTTGATTCATTTATTTTTTATGTTTCGAGAAAAACAAATGTACTTAAAAAAAACTATATTGCATAATGGAATTGTCAAAAGAACGAATAGAATATTCTCAGAGATACGGAAATAATGCTGAAAGCATCTTTAGAAAGTTCATAG